AGGATCTGGTGTTCCTAATGGATTTGTATTACCAGGAAAATTTACAGCATCTAAATATCTAGCTAGAGTTCTTATTCTTGTTACAGTAGCTCCAGTTAAATCATTTCCGGTAGTTGTTTGGTTAATAGTCAATAAAATTGCTGTAATTGTTCCTAGTGCATTACTGATAGTTAAGGTTGGTCTTGGAAGTTGACCTTTTTGAAAAGCAAAACCCTCTGCCTGTATTGGCATCTTTACATAACTATTACCTGCCCAAACAATATCTCCATTAGAAACTAAACTAGATCCATTATGAAATCTATAAACAGTTGAAGCACCATGTAAGGTACTATCAAGTGTGAGACTAAAAAGTTCAATAATTGCTGATGGATTGATCTTTTGTAGATCAGTAATAATAGGACCAGTACTCATGGTTCAAATACTTCTCTAAATGTTGCCTGTATTGTAGCTCTATTATTATATGGTATTGATTTGTTCCAAGTTTCACAGACAAATTTCTGTGCAGCAGTTTCTCCAGGTGCTTCAAAATCAAAGCTGGCACTGTCATTTGCACGGGCATCTAAAAATGTTTCTATAGTATCTGCTTCTGCTTCAGATACATTAAAAGTAAAATTATAGACTTTTGGATTTTGATGTTCTGCTAATCCAAATAATATTCTATGTTCAAACCCATCAGCAAAACGAATTGTTCTGGTATTTGGTGCGGATCTTTTTTGTTGTCCGTATGTAGGTTTTATTGAAGGAAACGTAGCCATTATGCGAGCATACCTCCTGGTCGTTTTTGTTTAATTAATTCTGATTGTATAGCAACTGAAATCATACGACCAAGTTCTCTACCTTGTTCTTCATCTCCTTCAACAGAAGAACCAGAAGCATCTACGTTTACAACTATATTTGTTGAACCACCAAGAGCATGATTTGGTGTAATCATACCAGAAACTCCTGGGCTGAATATTTCTGGTCCACGTTCTCCTACTATGTAACTACTACCACCTTTTACTGGCCCTCCTGCTGCTCTTGTAATAGAAGATATACCAAATGAACCTGCTGGTAAAGCTGCACCACTTGGAATCCCTGTCATTGCTGTTGCTTGTGCTCCTAACTGAGCAGAACTAGCTAAACCTCCACCAAAACCACTAAATATACTTCCAAACATTCCCATAAATCCTCTTGATATTTGTGCAGCCATCATTTGTGCAGCCATATCCAAGAAATGATCTGCAATACGCATAAACATATTTCTAAATGCATCTCCAACACTCATTGTTCCTTTTATTATTCCTTTGAAAGATTCTGAAAAAGCAGAACCAAGTGTTTTAGATAATTCAACTACTTGGAACTGAACATCATTTAATTTTCTTAGTTCAGCATTTACATCTTCTAAGCCTTTTGCAATAGAGCGATTAGCTGCCTCTGCTGCATCTCTATTTTCAACAAATTTATCTCTAATTATTGTCAATTCTGCTGAAAATGTTTTATTTTTATCTACTAATTCTTGTGTTGCATCTCTTTCACGATTTAATTGACCTAATCTTTTTCTATTCGCACCTGCATTTTTACCTTCCCCCTGACCAAAACCTGCCGTTTTTAATTTCTTTTCTTTTTCTAACATTTCATCAAGCATTTGATTTATCGTTGCTTCAACACCAAGCCTTCTTACTGAATTTATAAATCTCAACTCATCATCTAATGTCAAATCTTTATTAATTTTTCTTATCGCTGCTAATGCAGATTGAACTGTATTAGCTTGTGCAATAGCATCAAATTTAGCAAAATCTCCTCCAAATTTTTCAGCAAATAATATTGCTTGATTTCCAAATCTTTTGAACTCTTGTAATGCTTTTACTGCTTCTTCTTTTGTAATACCTAAAGACTTACCTAGTTGTCTCACTTGTGATCCACTAATATTTGAGCTTATACCCATTTGTTCCATTTCTTTATTAAGTTCTCTAATAGATTTTCTAAAATCAAGAGTCTGTTGTATTTGTTGAGCTAATGCAGTACCAGCTATAGATAAACCAAAACCAAAGCCTCCACCTAAAGCACCACCTAAAGCACCACCGATACCACCACCAGCAGCACCTAAAGCACCTTGACCAAATAATAAAGGAAAACCACCACCAATAAGAGCATTACTAGCAGCACCTCTAAATCTTTGTCCTCTTGTAGCAGCAAAACTACCTCCTGGAGCAAACTGACTTCTTATAAGAGAACCAATACTAGGTCTATTGGCTGTAGCAGCAGCATTAGCAGTGATTTGATCTGCTCTTTGACTAAACGCTCTAAATCCTCCTGCACCAGGATTAACATTACCAAACTGATTTTGTCTGAATATTCTTGTTCGTGTTGTAATTTCTTCTTTTAAAATTTTTCTGCGTGTTGCATTTAGCTTTTCTTCTTTTTTAATTAATCTTTCTCTTATTTGTGCTACTTCTTTTTCAGTTTTTTTTCTGTTAGCATTTTGTGTTGCTAAATCTTTTTTTAATTTTTCTTCTATATTTACACTTTGACCAGTTAATTTCATATCTCTCTGATCCATTCTTGCTAAAGCTGCTTGCAATGCTTGTTCCTCTGCAAGAATTTGTCTTGCTCTGTCAGATGCACCTCCAACACTTTGACCAAATAAACTTTGACCAGGATCTAATGAGGATCTTGGTGGTAATGGTGATCTTGGAGGTAGTAAAGAACTTTGACCTTGAAAACGTAATTCATCTGCTCTTTCAG